AGATTGATGATAAGACCAGATTTGATTAATTTAAATTGTATGGTTGCTGGTGTGAGAACACATCACTTTCCATTAAAACTAAGTGGTATTACTTTACACTCAAGCCATGTAAAATATATGGACGGACAACATATTGATTTAGATGAACATAGAGATTTACAACAATGGAGACCCAACCAATGTTGGTTAACAAATATTGAACCAATACACAAATCAGATATAATAATTAATATGACAGATAGATATCACGATTGGGATAATAATAAACACGATTTTAGATTCTTTGACTACACATTACTTAAAGACTATGATTGTGGATTTATTGGATTAGATAATGAATATAAACTATTTTGTGATAGATATGGATTTGAACCTAAACGAATACTTGTTAGTAATGCACTAGAAGTTGCACAATATATATCTGGTTCTAAATTATTTGTAGGTGCAGCTAGTTCTGCAAAAGCAATCGCAGAAGGATTAAAACATCCTACATTAATGGAAATTAGTAAAGAATACCCAGATGATTTACCTAAACATAAACACGGACATTACTTTATCAACAAACAATTAATAGAATATTATTTAAATAATGATATAGAAAAACCTAACTTTCCAGAATTTACTAAAGAAATTAAAGTTGGTTTAGATGGATTTATGGATTGACAAATATAAAAAATATGGTACAATGTTGAAAAGGAGATTTGAATGCCTGATTTTTTAAAAGAAGTTATCAAAACAACTGGTAACGAATATGCATCATTAGTTTCAGACGGAGTTGAAGCTGGTGATGTTGAAGAGTTTATTGACACTGGTTCATATGCTTTAAATGCATTACTATCTGGTTCAATAAATGGTGGACTACCAGCAAACAAGATTACTGCAATCGCTGGTGAAAGTGCAACTGGTAAAACATTTTTTCTTATGGGTATGTGTAAAAACTTTCTGGATAAAAATCCAGAGGGTGGTGTAATATACTTTGAAAGTGAAAGTGCGATTACTAAACGAATGATTATTGACAGAGGTATTGACCCATCAAGAATGGTTATACTTCCAGTAACAACAGTGCAAGAATTTAGAACTCAATCATTAAAAGTTTTAGATAGTTATATTAATCAAGATGCATCTATTCGTAGACCATTGTTTCTTGCATTAGACTCACTTGGTATGTTATCAACAACTAAAGAAGTTGAAGATACTGCTGAGGGAAAAGAAACAAGAGATATGACTCGTGCTCAAGTTCTCAAAGCTGCATTTAGAGTGTTGACTTTAAAACTTGGTAAAGCAAAAGTACCTATGGTTGTAACGAACCATACATATGATGTTGTTGGTTCTATGTTTCCAACAAAAGAAATGGGTGGTGGTTCTGGATTAAAATATGCAGCTTCTTCTATTGTATATCTTTCTAAGAGAAAAGAAAAAGAAGGAACAGAAGTTGTAGGTAATATTATACATTGTAAAAACTTTAAATCAAGACTTACAGTAGAAAACAAAATGGTTGATGTTAGACTAACATACAATAAAGGACTTGATAGATATTATGGATTACTTGAACTTGCAGAAAAATATAAAGTATTTAAAAAAGTTGCAACAAGGTATGAGTTACCAGATGGTTCAAAACAATATGGTAAAACTATACTGAACGACCCAAAGAAATATTTCACTAAAGATGTTATGGATATCTTAGAAGAATGTGCGAAGAAGGAATTTAGATATGGTGGAACAGAAAGCATTGAAGAAAGCGAATGATACCTCAAAAAGATATTTAGGTAATATCGCAGATGATTATGTTTTTTTAGAAAACAAATCAAAATCACAACAAGATTGCATTGGTATTAAAGGTGGTAGATATGATGGTATTGTATTCAAGTTTGGAAAGATTGCATCAGTACAAGACCCACAAAACCCAGGCCTAGAAGCAGTTCTTAAATTTCAATATACAGTTGTAGATTACAATGGATTGAAAGAAGAACATTTGAACATAGATTTCAAAAATCTTTTAGGTGATATACTTTGTGATATAGTAGACAAACATTATTCAGAGGGGGTTATTAGTGGTACAAAATCAGACGATAGAAGTAACGACACTAAGTCAGTTATTGAACAATGAAGAGTTCAATCGTAAGGTAACACCGTTTCTAAAAAAAGAATATTTCAAAGATAGAAGTCAACAGATTGTCTTTGAAGAAATAAATGATTTTGTAGAGAAATATTCTAAACCTCCAACTCAAACTGTTTTAGAAATAGAGATTCAAAACAGAAGAGATTTATCAGAAACTGAAAATAGTGGTGCATTAGAACTTTTAAAATCACTTGATAAATCAGAGGTTGATTATGATTGGTTACTAAAAACAGTTGAACAATTCTGTAAAGACAAGGCTGTATATAATGCAGTTGTTGATAGTATAAAAATAATAGAAGATAAAGATAAGAACAACACACCAGAATCTATTCCTAGTATACTATCAGATGCACTTGCAGTATCTTTTGATAATCATATTGGACACGACTATATTGATGAGTCAGAAAGACGATTTGAATACTATCATAAGAAAGAAGATAGAATACCTTTTGATTTAGAATACTTTAATAAAATTACTAAGGGTGGTTTACCTAACAAAACTTTAAATGTTGCACTTGCTGGCACTGGTGTTGGTAAATCATTGTTTATGTGTCATATGGCTGCATCAACTTTGATGCAAGGTAAAAATGTTTTATATATTACATTAGAGATGGCAGAAGAAAAGATTGCAGAAAGAATAGATGCAAACTTAATGAATCTATCCATTGATGATTTACACGAACTACCAAAGAAAATGTTTGATGATAAAATTAATAGTATATCAAAGAAAACAGTTGGTAAATTAGTAATCAAAGAATATCCAACTGCATCTGCACATAGTGGTCATTTCAAAAGTTTGGTAAAAGAACTTGCACTCAAGAAATCATTTAAACCAGACATTATTTTTATAGACTATCTAAATATATGTTCATCAACTAGATTTAAAGGTAATGCAAGTGTAGGTTCATATTTTTATATTAAGGCGATTGCAGAAGAACTTAGAGGTTTTGCAGTTGAATCTAATGTTCCAATAGTATCTGCAACTCAAACAACAAGAAGTGCATATACTTCAACAGATGTAGGATTAGAAGATACATCAGAGAGTTTTGGTTTGCCTGCAACTGCTGATTTGATGTTCGCATTAATATCTACTGAGGAACTAGAGGATTTAAATCAGATAATGATTAAACAATTAAAGAATAGATATAATGACCCCACAATGAATAAAAGATTCATATTAGGAATAGATAGAGCAAAGATGAGGTTATACGATGTTGAACAAGTTGCACAAAAAGATGTGTTAGACTCTGGACAAGATGAACCAGTCTTTGACAATACTGGTGTTGGAAAAAGATTAGGAGAAAAATCTTATGAAAAGTTTTCCGACCTCAAGATATAAAAAGTATAAGGTAAAATACTATTATGATGTTGAATGGAGAAATGAAGAAGCTGTCTATGTTGTTGTTGAATTACCAACAAATGATGTTGTCCAAGTATTCAAATTCAAGGAAGACGCTGAAGAAATGGTTTCAGATTTAATGACTATTAGACCATTTGGTAGAGACCCTTTACCTAAATTTTTAAAGGAAAAAAAATGAAAGATGACCCAGTAAAAGACCACCCACCGATATGGGGTAAAGATGGCAGTCAAGTATTATTTAAAGAAAGATATCCAGTTGTTCTTAGAACATATGACAAATGGAAAGAATTAAACCCTTTATTAGAAAAATATATTAGACAACAAGGTGATAGAATAAATCACAAGTCAAATGTAAAAGCACAAATGACAGAATGGAATATGCAAATAGAAGCTGGTGGTGAACATTTTCAAGAACTAGTGAACTGGGTTAGAGAAATTTCATTAGAAATATCACCAGTACAATTTATACCAGATTGTTATGATGTTTGGGGTGCAGTATATAAAAAAGGTGATTATACTATATCACACGACCATTGGCCTGCAATATGGTCTTGGACATACTATGTAAATGTTACAAGTCAATGTTCTCCACTAGTATTTACAAACACAGATTATAAAGTACAACCAGTAAATGGACTGTTAGTAATATTTCCAGGCTGGGTAAAACATAAGGTATTACCACAAGAAAACGACCACGAAAGAGTTATGGTTGCTGGTAATCTAAACGCAAGAAGTGGAATGTTTTAGGGACTTGACAAATGTTCAATTTATAAATATAGTATATACAACTATGGAAAAATTGAACTATGTTAACATTTAAAGAATTCTTATTAGAAGATAAACAAGGTAAAAATCTACACCTTGAACACCTAGAAGATGAGATACTCAACTTTGGTGTTGGTGGGGGTAGAGGTGCAATTAATTTTCTACAATCACTTAGAGATATGTTATCTGGGTCATCAAAAGGTTCAGTTAATATGACTGTTAAGTGGGACGGAGCTCCTGCTATATTTGCAGGCGTTGACCCTTCAGACGGCAAGTTCTTTGTCGCAAAGAAATCAGTATTCAATGTAAATCCAAAGTTATATAAAGAAGAATCAGAAATAGATGTTTCTGGTGATTTAAAAGATAAGTTTGCAATCGCACTCAAAGAATTTAAAAAACTAGGAATAAAAAATGTTATTCAAGGTGATTTGATGTTCACCAAGAAAGACTTAAAAAAGGAGAAAATTGATGACAAAACCTTTATTTCTTTTCAGCCTAATACTATCGTGTATGCTACACCTATGGGTTCTGAACTTAGTGGACAAATCTCTAAAGCACAAATTGGAGTCGTATGGCACACAACCTACGAAGGTGATTCTTTACCATCAATGTCAGCAAAATTCGGTGTGGATATAAAAGGATTAAAAAAGATAGATAGTGTATGGATGGATAATGCTTCATTTAAAGATGTTTCTGGTAAAGCAACATTTACTCAATCAGAAACAGAAGAAGTAACATCATACTTATCAACAGTTGGTAAAATTTTTAGACGAATAAATTCATCATTGTTAGAGAAGTTTATTAGACTTCAAAATTCAATGGTAGGGAATTTGTCTGGTGCTTCTCTGAAAACATATAATAATTTAAAAGTAAGAGAAGGACAAACTATCAAAAATGTAAGACAGCACGCTCAAGGATATCTTGACCATATTGCAAATCATTTTGATAAGAATAAAGACAAAGTAAAGACACTCGGTGCAAAAGAAAAGATTGAAAGAAATAAGAACGAGTATCTGAAAGAGTTTAAGAAACATATCAGAAATATAGAAAGTGTCATTTCTTTTCAACAAGCCGTTGTGGCCGCAAAGATGTTAATTGTTAAAAAGTTGAATTCAGTTAAACAACTGACGGACACCTTTATAAAAACGAAAAATGGATTTAAGGTTACAAATCCAGAAGGTTATGTTGCAATTAATAATGATGGTAAGGCCGTAAAACTTGTTGATAGAATGGAGTTTAGTTTTAATAACTTTACTGCAATAAAGAATTGGGATAAGTGATGTTAAGATTTAGACAGTTCATAAGTGAAAGAGTTGATACTACTGCAACTGCATCAATAACAGAACTTTTTCCAACACTTGCATTTAATTTAAAATTTAAACCATCATCAGTTGAAGATTTCAAAAAGTTTTTATATAAATTAGATTTAAAAAAAGATAAAAATTCTTTTGTAGTAGATGCAAATAAGAGTGCTGGTGTTGCAGTCATTGATTCATTGACTTCATTACCAGAAAGATTAGTAAAAACAAAAATAGAAAATGCAATAGGTATTACAAATTACTTGTATGATATTAATAGAACTAAAAAGATAAAAAAAGTAGTTTGGGGGTATAGACAAAAACCATCTGGTATTCCAAAAAATCACGCTGGTGATATTTTTATATTTTTTTCTAATGGAGATACACTAGGAGTTAGTTTAAAAGCTGGTGAAAAGAAATCTAAAGAACCATTACTTAATAGTTATGTTAATACACAATATAAAAAATTAAATAAAGAAAGTGAGATTAAAAAACTAGAAGATGATTTATGGGATAGTGTCTATTCAAAAATACCTGGCATAGACAGTGTTACTGATAAAAATAACTATATGTCAAATAAGAATGGTGTTAGACAATTATACTTAGATTTTTTTGTTGAAAATGAAAAAGGAGCAAATGAATTGTACACTATAATGTTAAAAGTATGCAGAGAACATTTTTGTGACATAGTTAATTCATTAAGTTTAGATGAATTTAAAGATTGGATTAAAAATAATTTTAATTTACAAGATGCAAAAGAAAAAGTACCCTTAATTTTAGTTAAGGCTGTAGGTAAAACAGCAGAACAAAAGAATGATGACCTTGCATCTTTATTACCACTTATTAATAATTTTAAAGCATATTTAAATAAAAGTTCAGTTCAAGAGTGGTTAATTGATATTGAGACACCAGAGGAAAAGAAAACAATTAAAATGAATATTAGAAGTGATTCTGGTGTAAGAGCTGGTAAAAAATTATCAACACTTGGTAGACTTGGTAAATTTACTGCACTTAAATTGCAATATAACGGATTAATTTAATGAAAACATTTAAACAATTTATAGAAGCACCAAGAATACCTAGAAAGAAAGGTCAACCAGCAGGGTCTGATAAACATTCTGATTTATATACAGATGAGAATCCTAAAGGTACAATACACGGACTAGGATTTAAAGATGAAAAGACTGCAAGGGCAAGTGTAAAAAAAATAAATAATAGTAATAGAAAACACGCACACAAAATACAAGCTGCGATTGCAATGGAACAAAGAGCAAAAGTTGCTGGTAAAACAAAAGAGGCTGCAATCTATCGTGCTTATATAGAGAAGATGAAAAAGAAAACAAAGGAAATGAACAAATGAAAACATTTACAGAGTTAAAAAAGTTTGTTATGGATTTAGATGATGATGTAAGAGATATGTATTCCATAGACCAAGAGATTGTTGAGATTATGGATAGTGAAAATCTTGACGAAGTTACTGCGATTTCTAAGTTTATACAAAGAGCAAGAAAGGCAGGAAGAAAGTTAAGAGCAAAATCTGCAATGTTTGTAAAGAAAAGAATGAGAGCATTAAAAAGGTATAAAAAACCAGAAGCAATAAAAAGAATTGCAAGAAAGAAAGCGATTGATTTATTAGTGCAAAAGATATACAAACTTCCATATAGAAGTTTACCAATGCAGAGGAAAGCACAGATAACTCAAAACTTCTTATCTAAACCAAATATTAAAAAGAAGATTAATAAGATTGCGAAGAAACAAGAAAGAAAAGTAAGAATTGCAGATAGAGAGAGAATTGCAAAAATGAGAGCAAAGTAATGATAGAAGAAGGGCCTATGAAAGAACATATTGAAAGAAGTAAAGAAGGTGTAATTGTTGCAAAATATATTACTTACACTATAAAGGATGGTATGTTAGTAAAAGAAGTTAGTACAAGAAAATATATGAAATCATCAAAAGGTGATTACATTGATTCTAAAACAAGTGAACCAATAGTAGAGATATCAGATGAAACTTAGAAACTTATTAGAAGGAACTGAATCAGTTGTATTTACATTTGGTAGATTCAATCCACCAACAACTGGTCACGAAAAACTAATAGAGAAAGTCAAGAAGATTGCTGGTGGTGATGATTATTACATATTCCCATCACATTCTCAAAACAATAAGAAAGACCCTTTACCACTTGCAAAGAAAGTTGCATATATGAGAGATATGTTTCCAAAACATAAAAGAAACATAATCGCAAATAACAAATTAAAAACAGTTTTAGATATTGCAGTTTATTTTCACCAACAAGGTTATAAAGAATTAAATATGGTGGTAGGTTCAGATAGAGTTGCAGAGTTTAAAAAACTATTGACAACATATAATGGTCAAGAAAAAAGACACGGTTTTTATGATTTTGATACTATACAAATTTTTAGTGCAGGCGAAAGAGACCCAGATGCAGAAGGTGTTACTGGAATGAGTGCATCTAAGATGAGAGCAGCCGCAACTAATAATGATTATGATACATTTCAAAAAGGATTACCACGAGGTTTTAAAAATGGTAATCAATTATTCAAGGATGTGAGGAAAGGTATGAACTTAAAAGAGAATTCAAAATACTCTGATGAAGAAATTGAAAGAGATTTATATGTCAGAGGTGCAATCTATCAAATCGGAGATTTGGTAGAAAATATAAATGATGGAACTAGTGGTGAGATAATTAGAAGAGGTACAAACTATGTACAATACACAGATGGTGAAAATGTACACAAAGCATTTCTTCATTCAATTAAAGAAGCAAAAAAAATAACAAAAACGAAACAAGACCCAGATATTAAAGACAGTCCAGGCACAGAACCAGCAAAGTATTATGCAAAAGGTGTAGGTGATAAAAAAGGAATGTCTGTATCTACTAAAAAGGCTAGAGATGCCCATTTTACAAAGGGAGCGAAAATGGACGATGATAACCCAAACGCATACAAACCAGCGCCTGGTGATAAAGGTAAGAAAACTAAACCATCACAGTACACTAAAAAGTTTAAACAAATGTATGGTGAAGTAACAGAAAGAAGAGTAGACCCAGCAGATATTGATACTTCTGCAACAGATGATGATATCGCAGCTGCAGATAAAAATATTATGATGCAACTAAGAAAGTCTGTATCACTAAGAGGTAATTTTCCAGTACAATTTATGGATAAGAAGAAAGTAAAAGTTTCATCTAAGATTGCACAAGCAGTTCAATCAAAATATAATTCTATGAAGAAACCAGCAGACAAAGAAAAGTTTCAGAATAGAATTTCTAAATCATATAAAGATTTATTAAGTGCGTTGAAAGAACAATTAGAAGAACAATCAAAAGGTCTGTATTATAATATAAACAAAAAGAAAAAAGAAGGTAGACCTATGAGAAAGAAAGGTGAGAAAGGGGCACCATCAGCAGATGATTTTAAAAGGGCTGCAAAAACAGCAAAAACAGAAGATGATATAAAAGAAATGCCTTATTATAGAAAAATATATGATAAGATACACCAAATGACTCACCCTAAAGGTTATGATAAGATACTTAAAATGTACATACAAATGCATAAACAAGGACACAGAAATCCTGCTAGTGCATTAGGACAAATGGTAAAGGGTGTTGAAGCAAGAGATATCGCATATTATATTAATGGTTTAGTAAAAAAAGGTAAATTACCATCTAACCTTGCAGCCAAAGTTGATTTTGAAATAGATGAATCTGTAAATCTTACTGAGAAGATTGCTGGTCTTGTTAAGAAATCACAACAAACTGGTGTTCCTTATGGTATTCTAAAGAAGAGTTATGATAGAGGACTTGCAGCTTGGAGAACTGGACACAGACCAGGCACTACACCACAACAATGGGCATTTGCAAGAGTGAACTCAATGTTAACTGGTGGTAAGGCAGACCCAGATTTACAAAAACAAGCAAGAGCATCTAAAAAGAAAAAGAAAAAAGAAGCATACGAAATAGGAGAACCTTATGCTAGACATACATTTGATGTTACACCAGGCCAAGACTATGAACAGTCAGTCAAGTCAAAGGTTGCGAGTGAATCCAATATACAAGAGTGGTTTGAAAGACCGTCTACTAGAAAAGAGTATCAAGAAAGATACAAAGATGAATGGGAAGAAAAACTCCAAGAAACCTATAATCGTATGAGGTCAAAGATTTCTAAAGATGATTTAGAAGATAAATATATAGAGAAACTAGAGATAGTAGAATCTGAATATCAAGGTCGTAAAGTTAAGTTAAATGACCCATTTAGATTACCTAGTGGAAGTAATAAAAAGTTTGGTGTTTATGTTAAAAATGAAAAAGGTAATGTAGTAAAAGTGACTTTCGGAGACCCAAATATGGAGATAAAGAGGGACGACCCTGGCAGATTAAAAAGTTTTAGAGCAAGACATAATTGCGATAATCCTGGCCCAAAAACAAAAGCACGATACTGGAGTTGTTTTCAGTGGAGAAAAGGTGCAAAGGTTGATAATTAGGAAAAGTTATGACAACATATAGACAAAAAATGACAGAAGCATATCAACAAGTTAGGGAAAGAGAACTGACTCCAACTGAACTGAAACGCAGAGAAGAGATTGCAAAAAAACTTCCATTGAAAGACTTTGAAAAAAGGTATGGGAAAGAAAAAGGTATGCAAGTCAAAATGGGTGTTGCAACCAAAATGGCAAAAAAAGAAACCAATGAATCTAGATATGTTCAAGCATTACCTCCGAAAGAAGCTATAGTTGCAAGGATTGCTCAACTTATGAAAAGAAAAAACCCAGACCCTTTACAGGCAAGAATAGAGGTGGGTAATTTTATAGAACTTAAAGCACCAGCACTATTTAAGTATTATCGTGAATTACAAAAAAAAGGTATTACAAAGGGGCCTGAAGTTAAGAAGTTTGATAAACAATTATTACAAGCACTTGAGAAGAAATATGGTAAAGATAGTTCCAAAGGTGTTGAAAAGGCACTTAAAGAAGAACTTAATGAAGATGGACATAGTGATGTTCCATCTATGATTAGAAAATGTAAAACAATCATTGAAGATGCAAATGAGATTATGAGTAAACTAAACTCTATGGATAAGGAAGGTTCACTACCAACTTGGTGGACTAATAAACTTGCAGTTGCATCAAACAGTATGAATAAAATGAGAGATTATATTCTGAACCCTATTGAAGAAAGTGTTATTATGGAAAAAGAGGGTGATTTAGAGGATATGAAAAAAGTTGTTGAAGAACTTAAAGGTGCATCTAAAAAACATTTAAGTCAGGCAGTTCGTATTGATAAATTAGATTTAGAAAACAAAACACTAGATACTATTTCTGATGAATTAAGAGCTGCATCTAAAATGCATTTAGGTCAATCCAAAAGAGTTCAAGCACATATTGGTATGATGGAAGGTGATGCTACTGATGCTGCTAAAGAATTGATTAATAGAGAAAAAGAGAGAATGAAAGATAAACACGACAGAATTATGCAAAGAGCAAAAATTAAAGATGTTACAGATGCAAGTCGTGAGAAACAAGGAGAAAATTAATGACAAAGTATTTTGATACAAAAAATGGAACTTTGGAAAATGCCGTGTTATCTGTTTACGAGAAAAAATTAGACCCAGTAAATAAAAACGCAGTAAAGAAAAAGTTTGATGATAGAAAAGATAAAGATATTGATAATGATGGAGATGTGGATTCAACAGATAAATTTCTTCACAAAAGAAGAAAAGCAATCACTAAAGCGATTGAAAAAGAAGGTAATATGTTTAGTATGGCTTTAAAAAAAGCAAGAGATAATGGTGATGATGAAATGGTTGTTTCTGGTAAAAAATATAAAGTAAAAGATGTTGAAGATACTGTAAAGGAGTTAAAAATGTCTAAAAATGAAAACGCATATTTTAGAGTTGATTCAATGAGAGATGCTCTAAAAAAAGTATGGGGTGATGCAGTAAAAGAATCTGTTGAACCTCAAAAAGAAACTCTAGAAGAAAAGAAACTAGAAGATTCACCTAACCCAGCTAACCAATGGCATATGTGTGCAAAAAATGTAGTACACGAAAAATGGGGTAAAGGTAATACAATACACTCTATGCACGCTGACCCAGATAAAAAAGGTATGATTGAGTGGTATGATGTATGGTTTCATCACGGAATTGAAAAAAGAGTTCCTACAAAAGACTTAGAAATTGTTCACGAAGAAAAACATCACCACGGAAGTAGTAATGGTAAAGATGATGAAAATGGTAAAAAGGTTATCAAAGGTAAAAAAATGCATAAGACTATGACTGGTAAACCAATGTCTGATGTAGATACTAAAGAACAGACTAAAATTGGTAAAAAATCTGCATAGGGTTGACAAAATAGAATAGTATGTTATAATAACAAAGATGAAAAGAGAGGTAAAGTGAAAGATTTTTATGATGTTTATAATTCTACATTAAATGAGAAAGAGGAACTGCCGACACTATTTTGTGATATGGATATGGTGTTGGTTGACTTTATAAAGGGTGCTGACAAAGAAGTCGGTCAATCCTTTGTAAAAATGGATAATGCAAAAAGATGGGCAATCATTCATGAGAATAAAACCTTTTGGGAAAACTTAGATTGGATGCCTGGTGCAAAGAGATTATGGAGTTTCGTTAATAAATATGGTTCACATATATTATCTGCATATTCAACAAAAGATAGTAACTGTGTGCCTGGTAAAATGAAATGGTTGAGAAAGAATTTGAAATTAACACAGAGAAGTCGTATACATTTAGTAAGGCGTTCTCAAAAACAAGATTTTGCAATGACAAACAACAAACCTAATGTTTTGATTGATGACCACGCTAAGAATATTAAAGAGTGGAAATCAAAAGGTGGTATAGGAATACATCATTTATCTGTGAGTACAACATTGAACGAATTGAAAAAATTAGGTTATAAATAGTTATAAAACTATAAGGAGAAAACAATGAGTTTATGGAGTATGAATGATGGCTCCTCGTTGTCTGGTACTCACACTTTTACAAATGGAAGTGCGATTGTACAAGCTAACGCTAGTGGAGCTTACAAATCCGAAGTAAAAATCGGTGATGTATTGACTACAGCTGGTGGAGAAAAAGTGAGAGTAAAAAACCTTACACCACCTAGAACAGTTGCTACATCTGATGTGAACGCAAGTAATGAAAGAATTACCATTACTGCACACGGATATACTGCAAACACACCACTCACATATAGTGCAGCTGGTGGAACTGCAATCGCTGGACTAACAGACGGACAAATCGTATTTGTTAAAACTGTTCACGATGCAAATACAATAGATGTATCTGCAACAGAGGGTGGTTCAGTAATTGACTTAACTGGTACTGGTAATAATTCACAAACATTTATTGGTGAAACAAATACTGGTATAACATTAACATCTGACTTTGGTGGAAGTACAGAAAGTGGTGTCGCCGCTACTGTATCAAGACCACCAATAGACGGACACGGTGGAACTATTGACACTAATGTATTAGGTATAGATGAGGGCGAATCTGTTGCTGGTGTTGACAATGTAACTGATATTGCATTAACATCAACTACTGGTGCAAGATATGTACAAGCACCAACTATTACAGTTGCAGGCCCAACTGCAAGAACTCTTGCAACTGCAAATGTTTCACTTGCAAACGATACATTTACACTAACAAACCACAATTTAAGAACTGGTACATCATTGACTTATAATAGTCAAGGTGGAACTAATCTTGCACAAAATAGTGGTAACATTGCAGATGATACTGAATTATTTGTTATTCGTGTAGATGCAGACACTATTAAGTTAGCAAGTTCACTTTCTAATGCACAAGCTGGTACTGCCATTGATTTTACTGGTGGTTCTAGTAATGTTGGTAATAACTCACAAACATTAACTGGTACTACTGCAACTGCAACTGCAACAATTTCTGGTGGAGCAGTTTCTGCAATTACTGTAACAGCAGTAGGTTCTGATTATCAATCTACACCAGCTGTAACAGTTGAAGCACCTAAAATGACTATTCCTACAAGTGCTGTAAATGCTAGTTCAAATGTAATCACATTTGCTGGACATGGTTTATCAGATACTGACCAAATCACTTACAACCAAGTAGGTGGTGGTACTTTGATGACCAATGTAACTAACGGACAAACTGTATTTGTTAGAGATAAAACTGACGATACCTTTAAAATTGCAGCTACTTCTGGTGGAACTGCGATTAATATTGGTACTGGTCATAATGCACAGACATTTACTATTGTTACTGGTGCAACAACGGCAACTGCTGTCGCTTCACTTGGTTTAGGTAACGATGGTGATACTAACACAACTGAGATTTCTCATGTTGGTTGGGTTAAGAAAACTGTTGGTACTGGTGGTCGTGCTGGTAGAGTTCAATATGAAACTCTAGTTGCCGCTTCTAGTATTTCTGGTGATGCTGCTGATGATATCGCACTACCAGATAGTTAGAATCTAAATTATAGGAGTATATTATGTCTTTGGAATTAAAAGATATTGAAACGAGAAAACAAGAATTACAAGTTGAATTATCAAAGGTAGAGAATCAACTTGTAGAGGCACTCAAAAAAGTAGAGTCGTTGAAACAAACTAAATTCTCTATCGCTGGTGCCATAGCGCTTTGTAATGAATTCGGTGATAAAACTGATGTCGGAAACAATGCCGACAGTAACATTCCCCAAACTATTGCTGGGGTTTAGACCATAGGAGATAAAATATGGCTGATAAGAAAATTACTGCGTTAACAGACTTAGGGTCTGGTATCGCATCTGCTGATTTATTTCACATTGTAGATGACCCAACTGGTACACCTATCAATAAGAAAATTTCAGCTGCGAATGTATTTAACTATATTCCAACATTCGTTGCAACTAACAGTACAGAAGCACTTACTAACACTTCAACTGCCGTTTCAGTTTCTACTGCAATCTCAACAGTTGACTCATCTGGTGGTGCAGTAACTGTAACACTTGCAGCTGGTGTAACTGGTCAGTTGAAAACAATTATTTGTACTACTGCTGGTAATAACATCACTGTAACTCCTGCCGCCACAGTTGGTTCTGGTACTACTGTTGTACTAGATGCAGCTGGTGAATCAGTACAACTACTTTATACTGGTACTGCTTGGGCTGCAGTTGCAACTTCATCTTTTGCAACAAACATTGCAACAGTCATTCAGTAATGTCTGATTTAAAGATGAAAGGTAAAAAGATGGGTGACCATCTTGATACTATGTTGAAGAAATATAAGAGAGGTGAGAAAATAGGTTTCACCGCTCTTGCAAGACTAAAGGCACGAGGTTTAATTCCTCGTGCTGATGGTTCAAAGAAAAAAGGTAAATTAGGGAAATCATAATGATAGATTTTAAACAGTATATCACTGAACTACGAGGGCCTAAGCCTGCGAACTCTAATGCACAACACGATTCTGACCACGATATGATTGATGTATCTGATGATAGTGTTGTTAGAAAACTAAACTCATTTTTAGGTTGTATCGCTGATATGGAACATATGTTACCAGAACAAACTATTGGTGTTGTAAGAAGAAGACTTGCAAGTATTGGATTAAGTTTTCCAAATGTTGATATAGTAGAAGATTCTGGAAGTATATCTGCACCACTTACACAATTTGGTGGAAGATTTGGTAAAGATATTGATACTCCACACGATGAGTTTGTTAACGATGATGGTATTTCGCATAGGGTTGAAGGTGGTCGTTCCATTAACTTTGTTTATGAAAAAAAAGAAAATGGAAAATTTAAGGTAACTGCCGAAATTAAATAATGTTTGAAAAAATAACGCCTGATAATGTTATGATGTATGCAATGAAACATTATAATAATCCTCAAGGGGATAATGAAAAAGAATTTCTTGATGATATGAAAAGATTTAAATATATCAAGAGATTGTTGAGAAAGTATCAAGACAATGGGTCTTTGAAAGAACGATTGATTTTAAATCATATAATTGTTTTAAATAATGTCTTTGGTGCAGATGCGTGTTCAACATTATTGTTATTTAAGTTAGAAACTTCGTTATGGAAATATGTTAAACCATTTATGGAATTATTAAACATTCTTCCAGATGGTGAACTAAAAGATATAAAGAATGATGAAAAAGTAGAAAGTATTTTAAGGAATATTTAATGGGAACTGCGATAGATTTATTTGTAACTTATAGATTTATAAAACTATTAGTTACACCGTTCAATAAAACTGAAGCATTTAAACTTGGTATTATTGATGACAAAGGTATACGACAAGTTATGCCTGGAACAAATGTACCAACAAAACTCTCAACTATAAAAGAGAGAAATGCATACACAGTCCTCCACAAGTTAGTATTCAATATTAAAAGAATTTTTGCAAAAGTGCCTGGATTAGGTTCTAAAGTTGGAACTTATGCAGCTGCACTTTTTTTGTTAAAAGACACTTTTAAAGAAAGTGTTGACCCTAAAATGTTTGAAAGGGAATTTTTAAAGTTTATAAAAGAAAACGATATTAAATTAGATGATACAATTACTGAAGAGGTAGAATTAGTTGATGGTAAATTACCAAAGGGTGTTTATAAACTATCAAACGATATTATAAAAGATGATGATGAAGAAATACCCTTACTAAAAAAAGATGACGATGTGGAAACATTAGAAGATACATTACCATCTGATACAGTATTAGGTGTTCCAGTTTTTGCAGTCCTACATACTAATAGTAATAGTAAGATTTTTGTAAGTATGGATGATATTGAACCAGTATCAGTAGAAGATGCATTAGGAGAAATTTAAATGGAAAAGAAAAGATATGTAAGAGTAGACCCTTTCACTGGATTTCCAGAGAAAGATGTAAAAGAAGATGCACCGACAACATCTACTGCTGGTGTTGCAGCTACTGGTGATGACCCAACAGTTGTTGTGAGAAAGAAAAAGAAAAAATTATATGATGGAAGAACAACAGTTGCAAAAAAGTTTATTGAAAGAATACTGAAACAAAGAGAATCAAGAAGACTTAACAAAGAAGAAGTTGAACTTGATGAAGTATTAAAACCAAAAGATAAAAAAGTTATAGATGATTTTGTTCAGGCGAATAAAGGTACTGGAGTACAAAACTTTACTCAACGAGGTAACATAGTAGATTATGAAGGAAGAAGTTTAGAGAAAAGTGGTATGGGTGCTCAACAGATTGCGAGTATTGAATCTGACCCTAAAGACTCACATAAAATAAAAGTACACGCAAAAATGGATAGTAGGTCAACTCAATCCATAGTGAACTACCTTAAAAAAAGTGCTAAAAAATATAATATTAAGGTAGAAGAAACAGTCAAGGAAGAAATAATGACAGATGAAGATTTTAGAGGTTATGGAAAACATTTTGCATTAACACTTACACCAACTTTAAGAAAAAAAGTAATGAAACTTTTAGATAAAGAGAAAATTGAGTATGACAAATTTTCTAGAAAATTTTTATTTATAGGTAAAGATGGAGGTAAAGCTCCTATATCTATGAAAGACCAAAAAAGTATATTATCAAAGATAGAAAAAGAAATAGGTAAAGATAATTTTAATTATACTTTTCAAAAAGAAGATGTTGAATTTGATAACCTTGAAGAAGAAGTTATGACTCTTAAAACAAAAGATGCTGTTATGGGACTCAAGGTATATAATGGTGCAAAAGGCTTAGGTTTAAAAGCTGCACTCTTAGGAAAATATGTAAGAGTTAAAGGTAGTAAAAAACAAGTAAACGATTTTGGAAGAACAGTTATTGGTAAATCATCAATGGGTAGTCCTACTGAATTAAAGCCTCTTCAAATAGATAATATACCACAAGAAGATAGAATATTAAATAAAAGGTTGAAAGAAGAACTAGAAATTCAAACAACATTTACTGCATCTATTCTAGAAAAAGTAAATGACTTTGGAAACGAACACGAACTTGTGGAAACTAATTTAAAAGTTTTACAAAACATAGTGAAGAAAAAACAAAATCAAAAAGTTAAGTTCAAAGACAAACAGGCAACTGTTGATTTATTTACTGCAAGTGCGATTATGAAAGTATATGATGCAGTAAAACCAGATAATAAAAAGAAAATAGAAAAATTGATGAACGGAACACTTGTTGACTTTTTAAAATTACAAAAGTTTGCAATGAAACAAGTGAAGTTTGCGTAGGATAAGATGAAAAAGTTTAAAGAATATTACAACTTCCCTTATGCAGATTTAACTTCCAAACCTATGGCTGATTTAAATGCATCTAAAAAGAAGAAGAAAAAAGAAAAAGTTGATGAAAATAGATTTATGAGAGGTGGTATTAGATTATCTTTTGATGATGATAGATTTGGTGGTAAAAAAATGATGATACAAATAGGAACAGATACAATAGATGTACCACATAGTCAACATAGAAATTTTTTAGCACTAATGCGTGGAATATCAGAGAAAGATTTTAAGTAAATGATATTTGGTTATGCAAAAATGGCAATCACTTTAGTGATGATTATAGGTATCGGTGGTGCGTTGACTTATGTTTTCAAACTTCGTGCAGACAACGCTGTACTCAAAGCAAACAATCTGGTATTAGAACAAAGTGTTGAATCACAAAAAATGGTAATAGAACAACAGAAAAAAGATTTTGAAACCATACTTGAAACAAATAAAAAACTCACAACACTCTCAAACAATCTTCAACAAGAACTCAATGATTTAGATAAACGATTTACTAAAGGTGATAGAGATATAGGTAAAACTGCAATCGCAAAAGATAAAGTGATTCAAAGAATAATAAATAAGGCAAGTGCAGCTGCACTTAGATGTGTAGAAATATCATCTGGTTCACCACTAACAGAGAAAGAAATAAATGCAACAAAGAAAAGTGAAATCAATAGGGAGTGTCCTTCTATCGCTAACCCTAATTATATTCCTTACTAGTTGTTCTAGTATCAAGAAGATAGAAACTTTTTTCACACCAGTTGAAAGAGAACCTCTTGGTTTAGAAGAGCCTGTTTTGGGTAAGTTAGAATCAATAAAGTGGATTGTTATCACATCAGAAAATGCAGAAGAAGTATTTAAGAAACTAGAAGAAGAGGGTATTGACCCAGTTTTATTCGGTCTTACAGACAATGATTATCAACTGATTGCAAAGAACTTTGCACAGATAAGACACAATCTCAAAACTAAATCAGAAATCATTAAATCGTATAAAGAATATTACGAACCAAAGGAAAAGAAATAATGGAAATGATATTATCACTTGCAGAACAGTTCTGGCAGTGGACAGTTGTAATCATATTGATAATCATTGGTATGATTATAAATTTTTTAGATAAAAAACAAGCAAATAAGTGGAGAGTCAATTTTAAATATGATGAGTATCCACATATGAGACCTATCAGAATTGCAACCAGAGATAAAGGTTTTTGGGGTGCAATATTGATGTGGTTATTAGGTAGAAGAAGATGGCAAATATCAAAAGATTTTCATTATGAACTAAATGGTATTAAATATGTAATACCAAAAGGTTTTTCTTTTGACGGTGCAAGTGTTCCTAAGTTTTTAGCAACTTTTTTATCACCAGTTGGGGTATTACTTTTAGGTGGTTTAATCCACGATTATGCTTATAAATATGCAGCTCTGAAACCTGCTTTACAAAAAAGTTCTTTGTTGGTGGTTGACCAAAAACAAGCAGATAAAATTTTCAGAGATATAAACATAGAAATAAATGGTTTCTATTTTCTAAACTATCTTGCGTACTGGGCACTTAGATTAGGTGGTTGGTTTGCTTGGAATAAACATAGAAAAAGAAATTTACAAATAGGAGACTAACATGAAAGAATGGTTTGAAGATTCAATAGATTGGGTAAAAGATAGATTAGAAGAAAGAACAAGTCTTGATGGTGTTGTATTAATTGCAATGGGTCTTATTGCATTGTTATTTCAAGGGATTGTTACATGGGCTGCATACATCGCTATTGCATATGGAGTTTGGACTTTAGTTAAATCTGAATGGTAGTGTCAAATTATAATTGGTGTCAAAAATTTGAACACATATAAATAATTATACTATGACAATAAAAACCGAACTAGAACTTCTTAAAAAAGATGTAAGTGATATGAAACATATTCACTCACGCCTTGATACTGCGATTACTAAACTTACAGATGTATCAAACTGTATTAATAAAATACTTGCAGTACACGAAGAAAAACTTGCAAGACAAGAAGAAGAATTAATAAAAAACGAAAAAGAAATAAAAAAAGAAATACAAGAATTACATTCAAGGGTCACATCAAATTACAAAGAAATAGTCACACTTATAAGTAAACACAATTCAGATGATATTGAAAGATTTCATCAACTTCAAAGAGAATTATCTAATAGGGTAGGTATATTAGAAAAGTGGAGGTGGATTATTATCGGTGGTTCAATAGTCGCTGGATTTATTCTTCACAAAGTAATTATGTTCGCTATATAGTATTGACAATCTTTTAATTATGGTATATAATGTTTATCTATGAACACTTTTGTTGATACAAAATATATTGGTCTTTTATCTTCAAAGTTATCACAGTTTAAAAAGAAATCTGGTAATCTATACAATTTCAGATGTCCATACTGTGGTGATTCAGAAAAGTCTAAAACTAAAGCCAGAGGTTATCTTATACTCAATAAAACATTTTATGTTTATAAATGTCATAATTGTGAGAAATCTACTGACTTTGGTAGTCTGTTAAGATATGTAAATAGTGATTTGCACAAAGAATATACATTTGAAATCTATAAAAATAAGAATGTATATATACAATCAGACGATAATAAAAAAGATTTGAACTTAACTAAACCAGTATTTCTAAAAGGAGATTCTCCACTCAAAAAACTCAAGAAAATTTCACAACTTAGTCCAGACCACCCAGTAACTAAATGGGTAAGAAATAGACATATTCAAAGTCGTTTTCACTACAAGTTGTTTTTCTGCAACAGATTTTATGAGTGGGTTAATACTTTTATACCGAACAAGTTTCCATCTTTAAAAGGTGACCACCCAAGATTTGTGATACCTTTTTTAGATAAGAGTAATAAAATGTTCGCACTACAAGGTCGTGCATTTGGTAAAGAAGAACCAAAGTATTTGACCATTAGATTGAGTGATGAAAAGAAACTATATGGTTTAGACAGTATCAACTGGGGTAGGAAAGTTTATGTTGTTGAAGGCCCGATTGATAGTTTATTTCTAGATAATTGTGTTGCAACTGCACACTCTGATTTGAGAATTGATAAGAAAGATAATGTGACATTGATACCAGATAATGAACCAAGAAATAGGGAAATAGTAAAAAGAATTAGAAGTTTTATAGAAGATGATTTTTCTGTATGTTTGTTTCCAGAACAAATAAAACAGAAAGACATTAATGAAATGGTTGTGTCTGGAGTAAAAGACATAAAGAAACTAATAGACGATAACACATATAAGGGACTTGAGGCAAAAGTCCGATTTAACGAATGGAGAAAAATAGATGCTTAATGGTAAACTTCCAACAAAATATCAAGAATTTATACACCTTTCAAGATACTCAAGGTGGCTACCAAAAAAAGGTAGAAGAGAAACTTGGAGAGAAACAGTAACAAGATACTTTGATTTTTTTCAAGAACATTTAAAACAAAGTTGTAAATATAGTTTAGATAAATCATTAAGAGAAGAGTTGGAAGATGCAGTAATACATCTTAAAATTATGCCTTCTATGAGATGTTTAATGACTGCTGGTGAAGCATTAAAAAGAGAAAATATTGCTGGTTATAATTGTAGTTATGTTGCAGTTGATAGACCACAAGCATTTGACGAAATACTATATGTACTAATGAATGGAACTGGGGTAGGTTTCTCAGTTGAAAGACAGTTTGTTAGTAATCTACCAACAGTTGCAGATGAGTTTCACCCTAGTGATACGACTATTGTTGTTCAAGATAGTAAAATGGGTTGGGCAAAAGCATTTAAAGAACTTGTTGCAATGTTGTATCACGGACAAATACCTAAATGGGATTTAAGTAAAGTTAGACCAGCTGGTGCTCCATTAAAAACTTTTGGTGGTCGTGCATCTGGGCCTGAACCTTTGAGAAGATTATTTGAATTTACAAAAGAAATATTTCAAAATGCACACGGAAGAAAATTAAGTTCTATTGAATGTCACGATATTGTTTGTAAGACGGCAGAGATTGTTGTTGTTGGTGGTGTTAGACGAAGTGCATTGATTAGTTTGTCTAATCTATCAGACGATAGAATGAGAGTTGCAAAGTCTGGTCAATGGTGGATTGATAATGGACAGAGAGCACTTGCAAATAACTCTGCGTGTTATACAGAGAAACCAGATATAGGTATTTTTATGGACGAATGGAAAGCACTTTATGATTCCAAGTCTGGTGAGAGAGGTATATTCAATAGAGAGTCTGCAAAGAAGATTGCAGAGAAGAATGAAAGAAGAGATGTTGGACACGACTTTGGAACAAATCCTTGTTCAGAGATAATTTTACGAAGTAGAGAATTCTGTAACTTATCTGAAGTTGTTGTTAGACCAGACGATACAGAAGATACATTATTAAATAAGGTAAGACTTGCAACAATACTTGGAACATTTCAATCTACATTAACTAATTTTAAATATGTAAGTAAAGATTGGAAAAAGAATTGTATTGAAGAAAGATTACTTGGTGTATCACTTACTGGTATTATGGATAATAAATGGACTGCTGGTAAATTGCCTGGTTTAGATGTGCTATTGAAAAATCTAAAACAAATGTCAGTAGATACAAATAAAGAATGGTCTAATAAATTAAAGATTAATCAATCGGCTGCAATCACTTGTGTGAAACCCTCTGGTACAGTTTCACAATTAGTAGATAGTGCAAGTGGTATTCACGCTAGACATAATCCTTATTACATAAGAACTGTAAGAGGTGATAAGAAAGACCCACTTACAAAGATGATGGTAGAACAAGGATTTCCTGCCGAAGATGATGTTATGAAACCAAATGATACTACTGTGTTTTCATTTCCAATAAAGTGTAGTCCAGATGCAGTATTCAGACAAGA